CCTTTGCAAACAATACTTATGTTGCTGGTGGTATAAATGGAGTCTTAAACACTTCAACAGATACAATCACTTGGACCTTGAGAACTTCTGGTTTTGGTGCTAATGCTATTGTAGCACTCACTTTTGCAAATAATACTTATGTTGCTGGTGGTACTAGTGGAGTCTTAAGAACTTCAACAGATGCAATTATTTGGTCTTCTAGAACTTCTAATACATCATCAACACTTAATGCACTCACTTTTGGAAATAATACTTATGTTGATGTTGGTCTAAATGGAGTCTTAAACACTTCAACAGATGCAATCACTTGGACCTTAAGAACTTCTGGTTTTAGTGCTAATATTGTTGCACTTACCTTTGGAAATAATACTTATATTTTTGCTACGGATAGTGGAAATCTAAGAACTTCAACAGACGCAATTGCTTGGACCTTAAGAACTTCTGGTTTTGGTGCTAATGCTATTAATGCACTCACTTTTGGAAACAATACTTATGTTGCTGGCGGTTCTAATGGATTCTTAAACACTTCAACAGATGCAATTATTTGGACCTTAAGAACTTCTGGTTTTGCTGGTAATACTATTTTTGCACTCACCTTTGGAAACAATACTTATATTGCTGGTGGTCCTAGTGGAGTCTTAAGAACTTCAACAGATACAATCATTTGGTCTTCTAGAACTTCTAATTTTGGTGCTAATACTATTCAAGCACTTACCTTTGGAGACAATACTTATGTTTCCGGAGGTTCACTTGGAACACTCATAACAGCATCATCCATCTCACAATCAGTAGCAGGACACGGAGGTGCTGGAACTCGTGGTGGGGGAGGTGGTGGTGGTGGATACTCTATAGAACAAAATAGATTTGGAACTGGTGGTGATGGTGGTAATGGATATGTAAGAATTACCTGGTGGTAAAACTTGACTACATATGATATAATGAGTTAAATGTGACCTTATTTTATGCCCCTGAATTATACAAATCAATATTCCAATACAAGTCTTAAAGGAAAAACAATTGCATTTTGTCTTCCAGGATTGATGTATTCTGGAACATTTATGACTCAATTCGTAAGACTTCTGTTTGACCTAAATCAACAAGGAATTAATTTTTATATCTCCCAACAATACAGTTCAATGGTGAATCACGCACGAACTGATTGTTTGCAGGCAGATAATTATGCAGGAACAATGCTGACTCCTTTTAGAGGTCAGGTTCCTTATGATTATATTATGTGGATTGATAGTGATATTATTTTCAAGACAGAAGACCTTTTGGAACTTCTAAAGATGAATAAAGATATTTCTGCTGGTTGGTATGTTCAATCAAATGGTGGAGCACTTTCCAATCAATCTACTGTTGTAGAACATATGAATCAACAAGAACTTTATGAGAAAGGTTCTAATAAGTATGAGACTATTGAAGATATGTCTCGTAGAACCACACCATTTAAGGTAGATTATTGTGGTTTTGGTTGGATGCTAATTAAGAAGGGAGTTTATGAGAAAATTCCTTATCCTTGGTTTGTTCCAAGAGTCATTCAACTCAAGAAACCTGATGGAACTATTCTTGAAGATGTCTGCTCTGAAGATATTTCTATGTGTGAGGACTTTAGGAAATATGGTTTTGATATTTGGATGAATCCTAAAGTCCGTGTCGGTCACCAAAAAATGATCACTATTTAAATTTTATGTTAAATTATTCTAATTCGGCACAATCAACAAAACCACACTTTAATGTGGTTATTACAACTCCTGGTTCTAAAATGGAATCGGGATATGTAAATTCATTAATGGCGACAATTCATATACTTCAAGCAAATAATATTTCTTGGTTGTATCAAAATGAATATGCTTCCATTATTACAAATGCACGAGAAGCAACAATTACTGGTTCTAGAAATCTAGAAGTCTTTAATTCTTCTCCAGGAAAAGGGCAATACACTTATGATAAAATCTTCTGTATTGATAGTGATATTGTCTGGAACCCAGAGCAGTTTTTGAGACTTTATGCATCAGATAAAAAGGTCATTTCTGCCGTGTACTTTGAAGCACAGGGAAATGATGCAATGATTCATAGAAACAAAAACGACTTTAAACCAACTTCTAGAGAAGAACTACAACTCCTTCAACAACTTGGAGAACCAATTGAAGTTTATGGAGTTGGTCTTGGGTTTATGTGTATCAAGTCTGGTGTATTTGAGTCACTTAAAAGACCTTGGTTTGGTCTTGGAAAAGTAATTCAGGAAGTAGATGGTGTAACTTATGAACTTCCATTGGGAGAAGATTTGTATTTCTGTGAAAGAATTGCAGAACAGGGTCATAAAGTATTTGTAGATCCAAATATCATTGTCGGTCATATGAAGAGTAATGTTGTATGTTGAATTACACAAACGAAAAGAAAGTTGAGAAAACTATCACAGTTTTTTATCATCTTTATATTCCAGATACTAATAATATGTGGATTTGGTGGGTGGACGAACAAATGTCCCTATTAAAATCTTCTGGTCTTGCTGATAAAGCAACCGTGAATATGTGTGTAACTCTTCCTCTTGGACTTTATAATTCCAAGACAGGACACTCATACGACCAAATGGTGACGGGATATATCAAAGATAGATTTCCATTTGTGAACATCATTGATATGAGAGCAGTCGGAGAAAATCCAAATCTTTATGAGGGTCAAACTCTTGCAAAGATTTATGAGCACTGTCTTCAGGATGATGGATATGTTTTCTATTTCCACAACAAAGGAATGAGTTCTTATTCAACTCATATTCCTGGTGCCATTAAAGATTGGCGACACTACATGCAATATTTTGATATTGAAAAGTGGGGAGATTGTGTTGCGAAACTTGATGAGGGGTATGATTGTTGTGGTGTTGATTGGGTAGAGCGCCATGATATTAAACTTGACTTTGTGGTTCAGCACTATGCTGGAAACTTCTGGTGGGCACGAAATGATTATATTCGCAAACTGAAGCATCCACTCAAGATTGAAGAGTATATGGATGTGGAAGCAATGATGAGAGAACTAGAAAATTATCGTTACTGCTTTGAACTTTGGATGGCAACTGGACTTCCAAAACAACATTGTTTTCATTATCGTCGTCATCACCAGTATGATAATCAAGGGTTAGAAAGATACTTCACGTACTTTCCACCTGAAATGTATCGTGAAGATGTTGAAACTGATGAAACAAAATACACAAGAAACAAACTTGATGTATTAATGGAAGTTGGCAGCAAGAATTTATTTAACTGGAGAGATCATCGTCGGTTTGCTGATTGGATTGTTCACCGTAAGCAACCTGAAACGATTGTGGATTTAGGAGTTGATTATGGTTATTCAACATTCTGTTTTGCCATTCCCGAGATTGGACATGTTTATGGTATTGATAGTTTTGAAGGAGATATTTGTGCAGGAGAACGAGATACTTATGAGTATGTAACGGATAAAGTCAAAGAACTTGAATTGACTAATGTTTCAATTATCAAGGGGTTCTTTGATGATGTTGTAAAGACTTGGAACAAACCAATTGATATTCTTCACATCGATGGACTGCATACTTATGAAGCAGTCAGAAATGACTTTACGAAGTGGGCACCATTTCTTAAAGAAGATGGTATAATTCTAATGCACGATACAATGGTTGATGACCCCAAGTTTGGTGTAAGTAGGTTCTTCAAAGAAATCAATCTTCCCAAAACAAACTTTGGACATTGTAATGGTTTAGGGGTCGTTTCTAGAGATATAAATCTTATTAGTGAAATCAAAAAGAATTTTGGAGAGTTTATTCATGAAATTTAATCTGTGTCGTATTGTACCTGATAATGGATTTTATATTCATTCAAATGTGTTTCATGAGATTGAAGCAGCGATGTTCTTCACTCTTCAACGAATGGGATATGAAGTTACAAATAGTGTAAATGAGTTTAAGACCAATGCACGAAACATTGTGTTTGGTATGCATCACTGCCCTGTGGATGTTGTAAGACATGATATTCCAAAGGACACGATCATTTATTCTTTGGAACAAATGAGAGACCAACCAGAATGTCTTCGTTGGTGTCGTAAATATCGCGGTCTAGAAGTTTGGGATTATTCCGTGAGGAATACCGAAGTACTTCGTAAGGCGGGAGTTGAGAGCATTAAACATTGTAAGATTGGTTATGTTCCTGAACTTTCTTATTTTGAACGCAATCGCCCTGAAGAAAGAGATATTGATATTCTTGCTTACATGTCTCCAAGTCAAAGAAGACTGAATATTATGAATCAGTTTTCCGAAGATAAGAATATTAACTTTGTTGCCGTTCAAAGTACCTATGGTGATGAAAGAGATAAACTCATTAAGAGAGCAAAACTAGTCATCAATTTGCATAATCACGATAATGAAATCTTTGAAATGGTTCGTGTAAGTCATCTAATTCAAAATAAAGTACCTGTGATTTCCGAAAGAAATCTAACAACAGACTTTCCTGATTATATGGAAGGAACTGTAAATACTGCACCTTATGAAGACCTTGTGACAAAGACTTACGAACTTCTTAAGGATACAAAGAAACTCGATGAACATGCAGAACAAGGTCTTGAAATATTCAAGAAATCGCAGATGGAAAACTTTTTGAAGGAGGTACTATGACTGAAACTGTAAATACAAAACCACAATACTTACATAACAATATGCCTCCACTTCTTGAGGCAGTTCTAAATCCTGATGGTACGGGAGGAACAGAACTTATGGGTCGTGCCTGGCAGGATTATGTCCTTCCTGCTGCTCCAGACCTTGCTGACTGGCATTGGGCAGTGATTCCTGGTGATAATACTTTGTCTCCTGATAGTTCTAATATTGTCTGGTTACATCCTCATCATATGGAAGAGGGAATTGAAAGACTTTTAGATAAGGAGTTTCAGAAACACTTTAAGGCATATGTTTTTGTTTCCAACTGGCAGTATGAAAGATTTGGAGAAAGACTTCAACTTCCAATGGAAAAATGCTTTGTTCTTAAGAATGCGACACAACCATTTCCAGTTCATAAGAAACCTGAAGGCAAACTTCAATTGATGTTTCATCCGAATCCAATTCGTGGTTTGGACATTCTTCTTGAATCTATTAACCTCATTCCCGAAGAAGACTTTGAACTTCATATATTTCATGAACTTGACCCCGATGAAAGAAAGAAACAATTTCAGCAAGGTTTCCAGACATACGAATACGCACATATCAATCCACAAGAAGAACAGTTTCTTCGTTATTGTCTAAAACTTGCAAATGAAGACAAAAGAGTTGTACGCCACACAAGAACTAATAACTCAAAGATTCGTGAGCAACTGATGAATACTCACATCTTTGCCTATCCTACTTACTTTATGGAGACATCTTGTATTTGTATGATTGAAGCATTATGTGCTGGTTGCTCTGTAGTTTCTTCTAATCTTGCTGCTCTTCCAGAAACTGGATTAGGTTTTGCTCGTCATTATGGATTTATTCCTGACAGACAAAAACACATTGAAAGATTCACAAGAGAACTTAAACAGACAATTACAGAATACCGTAGTGGTGAGTTTGATAATACTCAACAAGTAGAAATTTGTAATAAATATTATAGTTGGGAAACCAGAACACAAGACTGGATACAATTCTCGAAAGAACTTTGGAGGAAATTTTAATGGAAACAACAACACTGACTTTATGTTTAGACCATCTTTATTATTTGACTACGGACTCTAATAATCAAACTGGATATACTTTAGAGCAAGTTCAGGCACTCATTGATGAAAAGGGTGGCAGTTTTGAAATTGAGGCAACAATTACTCATCCCACTCCACCTCCTTATACAGTAGAAGGTGATATTGTGGCACACGAAGCAAGAATTTCTAGTAATCAAGAAATTCTTACACAACTTCAAGAACAACTAGCAACTATTGAAGAAGGTTCGGATGAATATGCCAAGATTCAAGGGAATATTAGTGTAGTGGAGAATGATATCCAATATTGTCAGGATCATATTGCAATCCTTCAATCTGCTTGACACCTGACTCAAAATACCTTATAATATTAAAGTCTTCAACTTCCTTGTATCTTTGGGATTGAAGATCCTTTCTGTGGTGGGAAAGGTGAAATGGTGGTATAATTGGAGGAGAGAAATCTCCTCTTTTTTCTTTTATAAATTATTATAAATCTTTAACAATTATGAATTTTACGATTTATTCAAAACAAGATTGTCCATATTGCCATAAAGTCAAAACTGTTCTTGAATTGACAGGGAGCAACTTTGTGGTTTATAATCTCAATGAGCATTTTACCAAAGATGAGTTTTATGCCGAGTTTGGTGAAGGTTCTACTTTTCCTCAAGTAGTATGTGACGACCAGAAATTGGGAGGTTCAGTTGAGACCATCAAATATCTTAAAGAGAATCAAATTGTCTGATAGTAACCTAAATAAAAAGGAAGACCACTTTAATCGTGGCATTGAATTAATACTTAGTGGGGGAAAAAGAAAGCAGACCAAACCATTTCATATCATCTTTGAAAAGATGGTTTGCTTTCTCAATCGAGAAACTACCATCTATTTTGAATTTTCCTTTATGTCAAGGAAAAAAGTAGTTTCCCGGAGAAAAAAATGTTAGCAATTAGTCTAGTATTCGGTTCCTTTTTAACCATATTGTTTCTTATAGTGGGACTTATAACAGGTTGGGTTGCCCGCGAATATATGATGACTCATCAAGAAGGTCCAAAGCAAATTGCATATCATCCTGAGTTTTATAATAAAGACGGTGACCTCATTGATGAAGAGATTGTATCCGTTAGATTCGAGCAAGGATACTTTGATGATTATGAAATGGAAGACGCAGAAGACGAGGAATAATAATAAAATAAATACCACTAATAGTATTCAATATCTTGTAAAACTATGACCACGACTACAAAAGCAAAAACGACTACAAAAAAGACTGTACAAAAACCAAAAGTAGCAGAAGTATCAATTCCCGATCTTCCTGCAAATCCTTTTGTTTTTGAGATTCTGAATATTGTCGTAAAGCAAAGGACTAATGCCAAAAAAATTGAAGCGTTGAAAAAATTTGAGCATCCCTCACTTAAAGCACTATTCATTTGGAATTTTGATGAATCGGTGATTTCAGCACTTCCTCCTGGTGATGTTCCTTACGCTGCTGTAGATGAAATGGATTCATTCAAGGGAACTCTGAGTGAAAAAATTTCTGATGCTGTAGGAAAAATGGGAGAACTTGGTTCTAATTCATTGGGATCCCAAGACCAAGGAAGATCTTCAATTCGTAAAGAATATGAGAGGTTCTACAATTTTGTAAAAGGTGGAAATGATGGACTAAGTTCTCTTCGTAGAGAAACTATGTTTATCAATGTTCTTCAAGGACTTCATCCACTTGAAGCAGAGATTCTTATTCTCACTAAAGATAAAAAACTTCAAACAAAGTATAAGATTACAAAGGAAATTGTTGCAGAAGCATATCCTGATATTAGTTGGGGAGGTCGTTCGTGAGTAAACTTGGTGATGTAATTGAAAGAGCACAAAATACAGAAAAACATATGGACTCTTGGACACCTGCAGAAAAAGAAACCTGTAAGTCACGCTACGGATGTGAAATTATGATTCAGGGTGGGTCCTATTCTGAGGTATGCACTAAAGACTGTCCTAATGATGCTCATATTGTAAAATATATGATCGACGATAAAATTTGTTTTGACCTCACAAGAGGAAGTAAAATCAAACTATTTGATATGTATTGGGATAAGTTTCGTGAGAACCTAAAGAGTATTGACTTTGGATATGGGCGAATTAATCCAAAACTCTGGGGTTATAAGGCACCCGAAAAGAAAAAGAGAAAGTGATTTCAAAAATACTGGAAAAAAATTCCGGCAATTTTTTTGACTCCATAGGATTTTATAAAATATAATACGTTTTTGATTGTAAGGAAGGATTGACATCCTCCCTTTTTTTATGTAAAATGAGTTGAGAGAACTATAAAATATGGACAGAGAAAAACTAAAACTAATTGTCCGTAATCTTGAATTGTTGGTTGATTCTCTAAAGGCAGAAATCTATTCTGATGTCTCTGCTTATACTCCTATGAAACCAATGAGAAAAAAACCAATTTTAGATTACGACGAAA